CTATAGTTTTCGGATCCCTTATCATCAGAATCTTCTGATCCAACATAGGCTGTTCCTGTAAAATAGCCATCCATTAAATTTGTCTTACCAGATTTAATATCATCTTCATATCCTATTATTGGAGCACCCCATGACTTTGGTTCATGTAGAATTACACTATTACTTTCATTGAATGTTTTTAAATATTTCATATATTATATATTAATTTTTAAAACATATATTAATTTTCAAAATATCATGAACATGACTGATGTTTTAGAAGATTTAGATTTAGAGTATGTAAATGGTGATGCTTTATTAGATGGTGTATATGAAAGACCTTTATATGAAAAGTTCACAGAAGCTTATGAAATGAAGGGTTATCAGGTATGCACACCATTTGGATGGGTTAATATTGAAGGAATTGGAAAAACTGTTGAGTTTGAAGAATGGAGAATATTTACAAGTGGTGGAAAGGAATTAATATGCGCAGACAAGCATATAGTATATAGATGTGATAATTTAGACTTCACAGTAAAGAAGTGTGATGTAATAGAAGTTCATTGTCAGGATTTAATCATGGGTGATTTCATATTAACAAAAGATGGTCCTGAAATGATTATGGAATTTGGAAAGACTGGATTCAAATCTGAGATGTATGATTTACAATTATCTGATGGTTCTAAGAAACAATATTATACGAATGATATAGTAAGTCATAATTCTTTATGGATGCAAAATTTTGCAGTTCGTTCAGCAAATGAAGGTGCGAATGTTCTTTATATAACATTAGAAATGTCAGAAAAGAAGGTTCTAAAAAGAATAGGTTCTATGCGTTTGAAAATACCGATTAATGATTATGATCATCAATCTATGGATATTGAATTTATGAAAGATAGGATAAAAAGTCTTAAAAATTCTATAGATGGTAAAGATATGTTTGAAAAGAAAATTGGTAAAATAATAACTAAATTCTGGGCGGCAGGAACTGCTACTGTAAATGACTTTGATAACTATATAGACAAATTATATAAAAAGAAAGGAATAAAAATAGACTTAATTATTGTCGATTACATAGCTCTCATCGCACCTGTTAAAGGAACGTCTGCTGATAATCTTTATATGAAGGGTAAAAATATTGCTGAAGGATTAAGAGCCCTTGCGTCTAAATATGGTGTTCCTTTGATAACTGCTTTACAATTAGCTAAAGATGCTTGGAACGCTTCGGATATTACATTAGAGAGTATTCCCGAATCAAAGGCAATCGGTGAGTGTGCCGATGTATTCTTTGCAATTATACGAAGTGAGGAGATGCGTCGTAAAAATGTTTATAGATTAAAATTATTAAAACAAAGAGATGGTGACTTTTTAAGATCACAGTTAATAATAGATTTAAACACTACTTACTTAACATTAGAAAATGATAGATTTTTAGATATTTCTTAATCTTTCGTTCTTATTATATTTAAAATAACATCAAATGTATCATACTACTTTTTATATATACTTTATGAAAAGTAGTAAAGAAGAATTTGTAAAAAAATCAAATACATTATTTATATTAAAATCTAAATATCCAAATTGGATGTTTGATTATTCTCAATATAAAAATAGAGACTCTGTAATTAAATTTACTTGTAATAATAATCATATTGGACAAGATACAATAAAAAATATTGTAAGATATAATCCTTGTAAGGGATGTTGGAATTTAAAATATGATAACATTAAGATAGAAAAAATTAAATCTAATAATTTAGATATTATAGAATTAAAATCATTTGATGAAAAAATAAAATGTAAATGTAAAATTTGCAATTATGAAATAGAAAATACATATAGATCTCTTACTTATAAGAAATATAAATGTAACTATTGTGTCTTGTTAAAGAAGTCTAAGTTATTAAGAGATGGAGTAATTGAACTAATAAAAATAGATTCAGATTTAATACATTTAAGATGTAAAGATAAAGGACATGAATATCATCAAGATAGAGGGAATTTATTAGCTAATAAAGGATGTAATCAATGTTATTCTACTAATAGAATAATTACAAAAGAAATTATTTTAAAAAAATTCATTGAAATACATGGTAATATTTTCAAGTATGATTTGTCTAATTATAAAAATGTTCATAGTAAAATAGATATAATTTGTAGAAGAGGTCATATCTTTGTACAGAAAGCATATAACCATTATCAAGGTAAAGGATGTCCAATCTGTAACGAATCTAAAGGTGAAATAGATATATCTATTTTTCTTGAATCTAATAATATTCTATTTAAAAGACAAAAGACTTTTAAGGATTGTAAAAATATACAACCTTTAAAATTTGATTTTTATTTACCAGATCATAATATGTGTATTGAATTTGATGGTATTCAACATTTTGTGCCTATCAAATTCTTTGGAGGTGAAGTTGGGTTGTTAAAAAGGATTAAAAACGATAAAATAAAAACAGATTATTGTGAAAATAAGAATATTAATTTGATAAGAATATCTTATTTAGAAGATATTTATGAAAAGTTAAATATATTAAATATCTAAATTATTTAAATTATATTTTCTTCTTACCTTTTTTTGATGTAACAATATATTTTTCTTTATTCATAAAAAAAATTATTTAATTTCTTTTCTCTTTCAATTTTTTTAATTAAAGAGAAAAATTCTGTATGAGCACTTTTCAAAAATTTTTTCTCTATACTTTCATTTGGAGAAAATCCCTTTTTAATTAAAGAATATTCTTCATCTATTAACGCATATGTTTGCTTTCTAAAAAAATAACCATATTTATAATATTTAATTTCATATGGAATATTTATATCTATAACATTTATATCATTTATATAAAAAATACTATTTGTATCAATATAAATTATATTTTCTTTATTTAAATTTATCATATCATTAAACCATTTATAAAGATATTGATTTATACTAGATACACATATATGGTATTGATCATGGTAGTAGAGATCCCTTCCATTTATTTCCCTTCTATAATACTTTCTTATATTTTCAATTATCTCATCAGATAACTCTGATATTGGTTTATAATTATTTTTTATAAAATAATTAATTAAATTAAAACAATGAGATGTCAAAGTTAATTGCTTAATATTACTTAATACTTTACAACTATTTTCTTCATTCAAATGACATCTAGCACCAAAATACAGATGTGTTTTATTGGCATTTATATTATCAATATATTTATCCATCTAATAAATTATTTAATTTATCTTTTCTAACATTGTGTAAAATAACTTTTTTTATTTCATTACCATCAAAAGTTTTTCTAAACCCTTTATAATAAAATTGATTATTCTGATAGATAATTGTTGTTATCCCTCTTATTAAATAAAAATAATCTATTTTAGATTTAGTAAAACTTAAATGAAGTTCTGGTAAAATTAAATTTTTATCTTTATAATAAAATTTATCAGTATTAACATAAATGATATTATCACCATTTAATTCCATAATATGTGTTAGATAATTTATACTAAATTTAGATAAAATATTAAAAAAATAATTACGAGTATCATCATCTATAACTATAATTGGCTTAGAATTTAAACGAATAATCATTTCATCAATATCATATAAAAATTTATAATTAGAATTTTTAAGAATTTTACAAATATTCAAATAGATAATATCATATTCTATACAATAAATATCTTTAATTAAAATTTCTTTATATTTATCTAAATAAGATATTTTACCACCAAATAAAACTTGTTTTCCAACATCTTCGATAATATTATCTTTATTTATAATCAATCCATCTAAATATCTTTCTATCATACCTTTTTATATGTTTTTATAAAAGATTGTTTTTTATGAAAATTTTTAATATATGATTATTATTTATATAATTGTTTCATCATAATTTGTCTTTTCCTTATTTCTAGTAGTTGTTTATAGTCATTTCCTTGACCAGTATATTCATCAATCACATTTAATATTGACTTCACATAACTAGATATTTGAGGATCCAAATCCTTATCTAACATCTCTTCTACCATTTGTCTAAATCTAGGATGTTTAAAGACGGTAGCTGAATGGACAACTGTCATGGATTGATCATCATTTCCTGATCCATCTGCTGAATATATTATATTTCCACTTGATGTTATATGTTTTATAAAAATAGTTAATTCACCGATAGTATCTTCGTTATTAATAACAATATTATGTGTCAACATTCTATCTTGGTAGTCTTTAACTAATAAATTTTTATTTCCTGTTATTTTTAATCCTACTTTTTCATCAGTAGCATCTACTCTATGTTTATATTTTAAGAATGGGAAATATCCATAATTATTATTACCATCGAATACATTAGGTAAATGTGCCATCAATTCATTACCATAATTATTTATTTCAACAATTACTAATACATTATCAGATTCAAAATGCTCAAATATAATCATATAAGCTAGTTCAGACAATTGTTTAACAGAAATGATATTACTTCTAAACAATCCTATTTGAACAATCTTGAAAAAGTCAACAATAGATTCATATTTAGCACTTTGTAAATTTATCATATCCATGTCTTTAATATCCACTTTGAAAATATTGATTACTGAATAGTCCTCTCCCAACCCTTCTGATATATCTATACTAATAACTATTTTATACTTCTTTCTTAGTTCAATATTATAAATGTTTGTATCTGTATTAAACTTCAAATCTTTATAGGAAAATTTCAATTTCTTTTCAAATAAATCTATTGGTGTGTGTTCATACTCACTTTTATTCTTATTTAAATGTTCTATTGTTGATTCATCTAATAAACATCTAGCATTATCAATAAATCTTAAATCATATTCTTGATTAAATGCTTCTTCACTTCCTATATCTTTAATAGCTTCTTTCTTCCATGTTGTTATTTCAGTTACCTCTACTAATCTTATTCCTTCAAATTCCTCATTTAAAATATCACTTTCAGAGCAATACTCATTGTTATAAATTGTTATAACCTCTTTGCCTAAATCTATATTGAAAGCCAATCTCATTTCATTATTTGGATATCTTTCTCTTAGATACTCTAAAACATTTTCAGGATTAAATTCTTTACGATCATCTTCTATTAATGATGTTAATTGATTACTTCTATCTATTTGTAGATTTTTATTAAATCTTATATAAGTACAGAATCTTTTAGGAACTTGATACCAATATATTCTTTTAGCATGAAAGTTATTTTTTAGTGGGTCGCCAGCAGGTCTTTCAGCATCTACTAATAATTTTCTAAACAAATCAAATCCCTTAGGTGTGGATGTTATAATTATTCTTGAATTGTCAATATTCGCTATGGTTGGTATAATTGATTTAAAAAACTTTTCTTTTATATTATCTTGTAAATGGGCGAATTCGTCAATGAAGAGCATGTCACCCGTATTTCCAATACTTGATGTTTTTGTAGTAGCAAATCCTTTAATTTTTGATTTATTCTCTAATAACATTAATTTTTGATTCCAGTTTAAAATACCTTGTTGAAGAAAAAATGGAAGTCTTTGATATATCTCTTTCATTTTGTCCAATATTTCTACAGCAGTTTCTAATTTATTAGCCGCAACTAATACATTCTTTGTATTATTAAACAGTACAAAATGTAATATAGTTATAGCTGACATTACTGTTTTTGAAACTTGCCTTGACGCCATTAAAATGTTAAACCTATATTTTTGAAAATCATTTAATTGCTCAATTTGATAATCTCTTGGTGGAAATAAAATTGGTGATCCATCATCTCCTTTAATCCAACAATATTTTGATGAAAAATGTATTATATCTAATGCTGAATTTATATATTCTTGTTGCTCATAATCCGACATTTTATAAGTAATTCCTTCTCTCCTTAATCCAAAATCTGGCCCAATAATATTTTCAAAAAAAGGATTTTCAATTCTTTTTAAAATATACCCATTATTTAATTTATCTAAAGATTCTTTGACCATTGCCTCATCCCAAACTATTCTTTTCATAATATTTTTTCTATTATTTTTTGAATGTCAATATCATCATATCTAATTATTATTAATTTAATATTATTATATTCACAATATTCTTTTTTTATATTATCATTAATAACCTGTTTTTTAAATTTTTCAATTCCACCAAAATGTTTTACTGGAATAAAATGTTGCATACCCTGAAATTCAATACATATATTATTATCAGGTAAATAAAAATCAAAAGGTAATTTTCTTTTATTTATACAATTATCAAATTTATATTGTCTTATATAGTTTATATTATAGGTATCTAATATATTAGATAATACTATTTCCCCATAACTTTCTCTACATCCATGACATGCAAATTTAGACAAAACATGATCATAAGGAATCTGTTTAAACCATCCATGATCTTTACAATAAATATTAATAGATTTTCTATAAGATATAAATGATTCTTTGTCATATTCAAATTTATTTCCATGTATTTTAATTGATCTTTTAATAAATTCGTTATAATTAATTTTTTTATTATTACTACATGAACTACATCCAATTCCTTTTAAATGTGATGACACAGATTGTTCAAAAATTCCATGTTCTTTGCATGTTATTTTAATTTTATCTGTTTTTTTATTAAAAATTATATTATCATAAATATATTTATTATTATGAATTTCATTAGCACTATTAACAAATATATTTATTTTATCAATTTGATTTTTACATTTATCACAACCTTTTTTATAAAAAAGGTGTTGTCTTGGAACAGTTTCAAAATCACCATGAGTGGGACATGTTATTATTAATTTAGTATTATTATTTATATAAACAGTTTTATCATAGATATATTTATTCATATATAATTCTTTAGATTTTTGAATAAATTGTTCAGATGAATATTTTGCGTTTATTTCTGGATTATGTCCTGATAAATGAGAACAACTTAATTGATAAAATTTTTGACCATTATATTCTATTTCAATTTTATCTCTTTTGACTACTTTATCTTTAGATATATAATAAGTATATTTATTATTATGAATTTTATTAGCTTTTTCAATGAACTCTGATGTTAACATATATTAATATATATTAAAAAGTAACCACTCCAATAAATCAATAAATATTATTATATTTGCATATGAAAAACATACTAAAATTTGATGAAATGACTACTAAAACACTTTTATGGCTAGATGATATAAGAGATCCAAATACAGGAAATTGGTTAGATTTTAGTCCAATAGAAAAACCATATGATGTTATTTGGGTAAAGTCTTATAAAGAATTTGTTGATTGGATTAAAATCAATGGACTTCCAACTGCAATCTGTTTCGACCATGATTTGGGTATGATAGTAACTCTTGCTGCTCGTGAAAAGGGAATGTCTAAAAGAAAATCTAGAGAGTTAAAGAAATATGAAATGTCTGGATATGATTGTGCAAAATGGTTAGTAGAATATTGTATTGATAATGATTTAGATGTGCCTTTATATAATATTCAATCTGCCAATCCTGTTGGTAAAGAAAATATAGATATGTTATTTAAGAATTATTCCAATTTTAGAAATAAAAATAGGTAATCCAACTTCTGCTTTAAATTAAAATATAATTAAAAAGTATTTTAATTTAAAATGGAAGAAAAAAATTTAGTAGTTTTACTATCTGCTGGAGCAATGGATTGGAAAGTATATGGTATATACAATTCAGAAGAAGATATGTTGAGAAGACTTAGTATTGACTGGGGAGATGAAGTGACTATAGATGATATCTATGATGATTCAGAGCTTCGTGTTTCAAGCGGAAAGTATTATAATTAAATATGATTTTTATTTTTAGAATCAATCACACCTCTTCTAAAAATATTTACAGATTTTAATCCCTTTTGATCAATGTTGTCAGAATAGTATAAACCATTTCTATCATAGAAATTTCCTCTTATAATAGGAAGTTCATCAGGTTCAAATAATATATCTCCTAAAACAGGATCTAATCCAATAACTTTATTAGAAACATAATTTGGATCTGCTGGATAATCAGATATATCAGTATTATATTTAGATGAATATTTATTAGCTTTATTATCCATTCTTATTTTAGCTTCTCTATGATAATCCTCATTCTTTTTACAAACAAATTGAATATCTACTGAATGAATACCATTTATATTAGATAGTTCAGATACAATATCTGATTTAGCAATTCTATCTATTTTATTTAGATTCAAAAAGTATTCTGATACAGT